AAATATAATGCTGGAGCTAAACCAGAAGAAGTAGATAACTTAGGAAATAAAGTATTTAGAAAAGCTTTAGAAGGAGAAGTTGCTGTATATAACTTTATGATTAATATGTTTAATTTAGATATATATAGTCAAGATTTAAATCTTTTATTAGATATACCTACTATGCTAAAAGGAAACTTTAAATCACTAAGAAAAACTCTAATGGACATTAGATTTGATGTTAGTGGAAATGAGAAAACTGTAGTATGTTCTTATGGAGTTAAATTAAAAGATGATGGAACTCCTGTACAAACTATTTATAACAGAGCATTTTTACCTGGATATATGTTTAAAAATGTAAAAGCTTATAATCTAGACCCTACTAAATTAGCTTCCCTTATACAAGCTAAAGAAAGCAAAGCTAGAAAAATTACTCCAGTAGAAACATTTTTAATAGACACTATGGATGAAGTTAATGGATTTAGAAAAAGTAGCTATTTCTTACCACAAGAAATAGATATTTATGACTCTTCAAAGAACTTTTTAGCTTCTGGAGCAGTTTTAGCTAGTAGTACAAGTGATGATTATTAGTAAATAAATTATATTAAGTCTTAGACCCTCTTATATAATTTAAAAAGTATAAGAGGGTTTTTTAATAATTATAATTAAAAAAAAACAAAACTATGTACAACTTAGAAACTTTATTAAAAATAAAAGAACTAGGTTTATCTGTAAGGTATTATCTTCTATTAAAATTAGTAGAAGATAATGCTCTTTTTAACTTTAGAGAAGAATATTTAGATATTATAGTAGGTATGAAAACTGAAGGTTTTCTAACAAATACTGAAGAATTAACTACTAAAGGTTATGAAATTTTAAAGGAAATAGAAGGTAAAAATGATACAAAAGGTATTAATTATCCTCTTTTACATAAAAAACTTCAAGATGAATTGTTTAAACTTACAGGAGAAAGACAATATAGAGTAGATGGTAAATATTCTTTTTTTCCAAATTTAAAAGATTTCACAGATAAACTTAAAAAAGTAGTTCTAAAATATAAACTAAAAGACTACAATAAAATAGAAACTATACTCTTAAATCACATAAGAAAAGCTGTAAAAGCTAATTTTAAATATATTCCTCTCTTAGGATACTATATAAGTAAAGATAGTAAGAGTATGTTAGTAGATGATTATGAGAATTATGATGGAAAAGAAAATACAACTATTCAAGCTAATCACAATACAAGTACACCAATAAACACATTTGATATATAATGATAGATTATTTTGATGATTTAGAGAAAGAAATAACAGAAGGATTAAATAAAGAACTTATTTCAATGGGTTTTGATAGATTAAATTATCATATAGGGTTAAGAAAAGCTACTTATTACCTAATAGGAGGTTTTACAGGTTCAGGAAAAACTACATTTTTAGATGATGCTTTTGTATTAAATCCTTATGAGTTTGTTTTATCTCCTAAAAATACTAAAGGATTGAAGTTAAAAATCTTCTATTTTTCTATGGAAAGAAGAAAAAACTACAAAATAGCTAAATGGATAAGTAGAAAAATATTTACTGATACAGGTCAAATTATATCTGTAAATAAGATTTTAGGTTGGGTTTCTAAAGAAAATAAATTAACTGCTGAAGAACTAGAAATAGTAAAATCTTACAAAGATTATATAAATACTATGTTAAATAATGTAGTTACTATTATAGAAAATCCTCAAAATCCTATGGGTATTAAAAAAACTATAGATGCTTATGCTGAAGCTAATGGTAAAAAAGTAAAAATAGATGAACATAATTATAAATATATCCCTAATGACCCTAATGAGCATGTTATAGTAATTTATGACCATATTGGTTTACAAAAGAAAGAAACCAGAAGTTATCCTAATGGAGATAAAGTTAGATTATCCTCTAAAAAAGAAATTATAGATCAATCTTCAGAAGATGCTAGAAAATTTAGAGATGTTTATGGTTATACTATAGTAAAAATATCTCAATTTAACAGAGATATATCTAACCCTATAAGATTAAAAAATGGAGATGTAGAACCTATGTTAGAGGACTTTAAAGATTCTGCATCAACACAAGAAGATAGTGAGGTATGTATAGCTTTATTTGATCCAATGAGATATAAAATACCTGACCCTATTGGTTATAATTTAGAAAAATTAAGAAACTCTTATGGTAATAAAATGTATAGAAGTATTAAAATATTAAAGAATAGTTATGGCTCAGATGATGTCAGAATTGGACTTGCCTTTAATCCAGTAGTGGGAATCTTCAAAGAAATGCCTAAAGTTCAAGATACTACTGAAGAAACTTATAAATCTATTATAGATAATACTTACTTTACACAAAGAAAATTAACACCTTTAAAAGAATTAAAACTATAATGCAATTAGAACTTAAATATCAAAAGACTAAAACTATTGCTTGTAAGGAAAGTTCTGATTATGTAATTTGTAATTTTGTTTTTTAAATAAAATGTTGTATATTTACAGTATGAAAAATATAAAATATACAAAAGAAACTTTAAAAGAGGACATTTTAAAAATAAATCCTAATTTTAATTTAGAAATTATTGATAATCCTAAAAACAGTAGAGTTTTAGTTAAAACAAAATATGGAATATGTAATCCATTTTTTATTTCATTAAAACGAAATCAAACTCCTTCTATTCAAACAGCAATTAATAAAACAGAATATTTTATTAATAAATTAAAAGAAATTCATGTAGATAAATTACAATATGATTATGATTATTCTTTAGTTGAATATGTGAACGATAGAGCAAAAGTTAAAATAATATGTAAAAAACATGGTATTTTTGAAATGAAAGCAACTTCTTTATTAAAAGGATCTAAATGTCATACTTGTGCTAAACAAAACTATAAAAAAGCAAAAAAAGTAGCATTAAATTTTATTACAAGAAGTAAGGATGTTCATGGAGATACTTATGAATATGATAAATGTATTTATATAAATAGTTATAATAAAGTAACTATAACTTGCAGAATTCATGGGGATTTTGAACAAATTCCTTTTAATCATTTAAAAGGAAATGGGTGTAAAAAATGTGCATCTATTGCAAATAATAATTTTTTAAAAAATAAAGATTTAAATCTTAGAAGTTATTCTGGTTGGAAAAAAGCTGGTTTAAAGTCTAAAAATTTTGATTCTTTTAAAGTATATATTCTTGAATGTTGGAATGAAAATGAAAGATTTTTTAAAGTAGGTAAAACATTTTTACCTATAATAAAAAGATTTTCTGGAAAAGATTTTTTACCTTATAATTATAAAATTTTAAAAATAATCCAAAATGAAGATGCTGATTATATTTCTAAATTAGAAAATAAAATACAAATCGAACACATTTCTTATAGATATATACCTAAAATAAGTTTTAAAGGGCATCATGAATGTTTTACAAAAATAAACAATTTAAATTATGAATGATTTAGAATTAAAAAAACAAATTACAAGAACTCTTAAAATAAAAGAGAATGGTAGAAGCAGTGATTTTGTTCCTCCGTAAGTAAGCCAAATTTTATTATGGGATGCAATGCTGGATGTTCTAATAGTTATTGTTATACTAGAAGATTTGGAAGAAAATATATTTATATTAATACTAATGTAGATGAAATATTAGAATCAATAAGACAACATTCTTTAAAATTAGGTACTAAAATCCCTAATCAAACAGATTTAAAGTATTGGACTTTTGATGTGGGATGTGATGTAGATCTTAATTATCATTGGAAAGATTATAATTGGGATAAAGTATTAAAGTTTTTTACAGAAACTCCTAATATTAAAGCTACTTTTGCTACTAAATTTGTTAATAATCAATTACTACCTTATGGTAATGAAAAACTAAGAATTAGATATAGTTTAATGCCTCAACATATGTCTGATATTTTAGAACCTAAAACTTTTAAAATAGAGAAAAGGATTGAAGCTATTAATAAATTTATAGAGCATGGTTGGGATGTACATATTAATTTTAGTCCTATTGTATATACTAATACTTGGAAAAAAGATTATGAAGAATTATTTAAACTAATAGATCAGAAAGTATTATATAAAGATAAAGTAGCTTGTGAAGTTATATTTTTAACTCATAATCAAAACTTACATAATATTAATTTAGAACAAAATGCTATAGAAATAGAAAACCTACTTTGGAAACCAGAAATACAAGAAACTAAAATATCTCAATATGGAGGAGAAAATATTAGGTATCAATGGGAGTTTAAAAATCAATTAATTAATGAATTTAAAGAATTACATAATAATATCATACCTTGGTGTAATATTAGGTATATTTTTTAAAATAAAAACATAAAAACTATTATGATACAAACAACAGATCAATTATTTAACTATTATAAAGAACATGTTGCTTTAACAGAAGGACATTACGCTTATTTAATAGATAAAGAAGATTTTAAAGAAGCATTAAAAAAATTTGCTACTTTACATGTTGAAAAAGCATTAGAACAAGCATTTTTAAATAGTGAAATGAGAGTTTCAGAAAATGATACAAATGAAACACCTGGTTTTACTAATAATTATGATGATGGTTATGTAACTATTACAGTAAGTAAAGATTCTATTTTAAATGCTTATAATATAGAAGAAAATATAAAATAATGAAAGATAAATATACAATAGGTAATTATTATAAAATCCCTTGTATAGAATATAAAGAAGTTTATAATAGATTAGAGCAAGTAAAGTTATATGAGTTAAATATAGGTTATCCTACATATAAAAAATTTGAATATATTTATTATTTACCTGTTACTTCAGAAAAACCTCATAGTGATAGAGAAAATGGACAAAATTACTTACATTATCATGTAGATTATAGATTTGAATTTGGAGAAAAAAGTAAACATTATTTATTTGAAGATAGTAATATTAGATTAGAACATACTAAAAATACTAAAATAGTCTATATGATGATGAAATGTATAAAAAAATCTAATGAATTTACCACTCCTGTAAGTTATATAAAAAACTCTAAACTAAAACATAAATGTATAATAAAAGGTAAATGTCCTCACAGAGGTCAAAACTTAACTTTAGAACCTGATATTAATGGAGTAATAACTTGTCCTAATCATGGTTTACAATTTGATGCTATAACTAAACAATTAATAACAAATAATGGAAAATAATTATGAAAGATACATTAAACCTGAAAACTTTTATTTAACTATACAAAAACCTTGGTTTAATAAAAATGAAATATTAAATGTTGGAGGAACAAGAGTTAAAGTTTTAGAAACTCCACATAAAAAATGGTATAAACAATTATTACAATTTATTAGTTTTGGACTATATGAAGCTCCTATTCAATACAAAGTAATACAAATTAAATAAAATAAAAATGAATTTAGTAACAAAAAGTAATAATGATTATATAGAACCTATTCCACATGACAATAATATTAATAGTATTATAAGTGATTTTAATGTGAAAGAGGAAAAAGTAGTTGTATTTGATGCTGATAGCTTACCTTTTATTTGTAGTTATCAGCCTAAAAATGATGAATTTGGTAATCCTACAGAATATTATACTAAAAAAAATGGGGGTTTTGATATAGCTGAAGGTATTTTAAATGAGAAATTATTAGGAATTTTTAACAAAATAGAAGAATATTTTACTATAAAAACCATTTATTTATGTGTAAAAGGTAATAATAATCCAAGAAAACAATGGTTAAGTTCTTATAAAACTCATAGACCAGAAACTCCAGAAATAGTTAACTATTTGCACAATATTCTTATAGAAAAACATAATGCTTTTATAGCTCCTATAGGAGAAGCTGATGATGCAATTAAAACATTAGTAGATACTTTAGGAGATAATGCTTTAATTTGTGGAATAGACAAAGATTTATTAACTATTTCTGGATACCATTACAACTATTCTAAAGATTTTTATCAATATATTGATGAAAAAACAGCTAATTATAACTTTTGGACCCAAGTATTGATAGGAGATAGTACAGATTTTGAAAATCTAAGCCCAAAAATAGGTAAAAAATATGCAGAAAAAGTATTAGATATAGATATGACTGAAGAAGAATATAAAGAAGCTGTATATAATGGGTTTTTAAAAGCTTGGAAAGGAAATGTTGATTTAGCTAAAGAAAAGATGGAATTATCTTATAAATTAGTTAAATTATGGAATTTTAAAGAATTAGAAAATGTTGAAAATAAATAAAATATGGAAAAACAAGAGCAAATAGATGTAATAATTGCACATCACATGGAGCTAATTAATAAATTAGAACATGAAAAAGCTTTACTAGATTATAATATTATTAAGTCATTTAAAACAATGAATCAAGATAATATAGCCTTAATTTCTTATGAATTTTATGATTATATGGATAAACAAATGAAAATATGTGATAAAATTAATGAAAAATATAAATATATGACAAAAGAAGTATATGAGCTGAATGAAGTTGATTTAAGATTAATGAATAAAAATATTGATAATTATAATAAAAGTAAATAAAATATGAAATTAAGTAAAAAACCTACAGATTGGATTATAGCTACAGCAAATAATAATGATGATTACTTTGTAAGTGACTTTATTATAATAAATGCAAAACAATGTATAGACTTTAAAGAAAGAATTATACCTATACTAGAAAATAATGGATTAAAAGGAGAATATTCTGAGCATGGAGTAATTATGTTTGAATTTTTCGACTCTAGTAATGAATATTACCCTATCATAAATGATTTTTTAGAAAATAATGAAGAAGGTTGGTCTTATATAGAATTAACAGATAAAGAATTTGAAGAAATACAAGAAAATTGTATTATACTAGATAGTTGTGAAAATGAACTTAGAGTAGATTGTACTATTACTGGTATAGATAGAAGTGGATTTTCTTTTAAATCTTATGGAAAGTATTGTGGTACAGAACTTTATGCAAATTTACCTTTAAATATATAAAATAATATTAGATAAGAACCTTATAATTTGGAATTATAAGGTTTAAGTCTTATATTTGAAACTTAATTAAAAGAAAAATATGGAAGAAAAAATTAATTATTATTTAGTTTTAGAACAACAAACTCATTTTAATGGACATGGAGAACCTGAAGAAGGAAAACTCACTAAATTTATAACTACTAATAAATTATATGAGCAATTAATTGGTAAAGAAGGTGTTATGTTTTATGAAAATCCTGTAGAATCTTTTATAGAAGATTCTGTTTTTGTAAATATAGATAAACATTTTAGAAGTTTATTTGCTTTTCCTGAAGATAAACAAGCTCAAGATAGTTACCATTGCATTATGTATAGTTATGAAGTTAGTATTGTTTCTAAAGAAATGGCTGAAAAATTAACAGAAATTATTAAATCTTATAAGAATATTAATTAAATATGAATCAAAATCTAGAAGTAGGAAATTTAGAGTTAATAAAGTGGAAAGATAAACCTGATATTCTTTTAGAAGAAATATCTAATCTTTGGAAAGATATAAAAGAGGCTATAGAAAGTAAAAACTTAAGGTTATTAGAAGAAAAGTTGAAGGATAGTGTAGAATTTATAAAAGAATAAATTAAATAAAAAAATATGGCAAAAGAAGTAAAAAAAGAACAAAATATTGATGGTTTTCAATCAGAAATTGAAAAAATTTTTGGGAAAGGAAGTATTATAACAGCAAATGAAGAAATTCCTCCTGGAGATATTATTCCTTTAACCAGTTTGACATTATGTAATGCTTTGGGTAAAGGAGGATTTGCTAAAAATAAAATTATAGAAATTATTGGTTGGGAAAGTGCAGGAAAAAGTACTCTATCTTGTGATGCTATAGCAAATGATCAAAAAACATATGGAGATAATTGTCTTTTAATAGATAAAGAAAATAGTTTTGATAAATTTTATGCTGAAAGATTAGGAGTAAATTTAGATAAACTACAATTAGCCTATCCTAATTCTTTAGAAGATTGTTATAGTTTAATAGAAAAAGCACTAGACTCTAGACTTTTTGGTTTAATTGTAGTAGATTCTTTGACTTCTTTTCAACCTCAAGCAAGTTTAGATAATCCTGGAGGAGCTATGGGTAAAGAGGCTAGAATTAATTCTGATAGAATGAGAATGGTCAATGATAAAGTTAGAAATTCTAATTGTTGTGTAGTATTTATTAATCAAATTAGAGAGAAGATAGGAGTAATGTTTGGAAGTCCGGAAACTACATCAGGAGGAAATGCACTGAAATTTTATGCCCATGTTAGAATTATGATTAGAAGAAAAGAAATTAAAGCTGAAAATCAAACTAATACTATGCATTTTAAAATTATTAAAAATAAATTAGCTCCTCCTATGAAAGAAGCAGAAACCACTATTATTTGGGGTAAAGGTTTTGATAAAGAAAGTGAAATATTTTACTTAGCTAAAGATTTTGAAATTATTAAGAAACATGGTAAAAAAGTTACTTATAATGGAGAAATATTTGAATTAAGTGATAAAGATGCTATGGATGAATATTATGCTTATTTAGATAAAAATCCTGACATTAAAAAAGAAATAGTAGATAAAGTGTTAGATAGATTAAATAACCCAATAACAACAGAAGAAAATGGACAAATTAGTGAGGAAAAAGTACTTTAATGACTTAATAAATTTAGATGGTTCTAAAAATATGTTTAATTTTGGTTACTTTAAAAATATAAGTTATAATGATAATGAATTTAAAAGATTATGTAACTATGTTAATCAAAAGTTTAGAGATATAGGAACTTTTTTAGATAGAGAAGATGTTAATGATATAGAATTATTAAAAGAATCTAGAGAACAAGGATTAGAAAATGAAGATTAGAAAATAAATATATGATAGAAGAAAGAAAAAAAGTAAATTTACATAGTCTTAGATATAATCTGGCTACTAAATATTTGATAAATACCTTAGATATTAATTCTAAAGGAGTTACTTTTAAGTTATTAAAGGAACTAGGATTTGTTAATGCTTATCTTATAGATATAGGATATGATCATAAAGTATCTGATACTTTAACTTTAGTATTTTCTATTCCTAGTTCTTTTAAAGATAATTTCTTTAACTTCATTAAAGAACTAGAAAAAGATGTACCTAATTATCTTTTACATTATGAAATAGATATTAATACTTATGGGGTTCTTTTTAAGATAGCAGAAAAGTTTAAACCTATAATACCTTTATTTTTAGAAGGTAAATACTCTAAATTTGGTAAAGGATATGCTGATTTCTTTAAAGAAACTTCTCAAGGTAAAATAAATTATCTTTCTCAATATAAAATAATATTAAAAGATAAAGATTATCAATATGCTTTAGAGAATAAAATAGGATTAGAAGAAGGGGAATTAGATAATAGTGAACTTGATGATATTCCTCAAGAAAAGGATTACATATTTGATTATGAACAACTTATAAAAAAATAAAGAATGCAAGTAGACAGTAAAAACAATTTAATATTAAATATTAAGAACAAAACACAATTATATGCTTCAGAAGAAGTTAGAAAAGCTTTAGAAGAATATGAAAAAAACAAAATAGCCACTAGTCAAGTTAGTTTTTGTGCTAATCATGATAGAGATACTCAAGAAGCTATTAATGAATATTATAAAGCTCCTGAACAAGTAGTTTGGGATGCTAGACCTGATATTAAAATGGGTAATTGTGCTATACAAAGAAAATCTTATATTTTTGGAGACTCATTTCCTAAATGGGGAGCTTGGGATAAATTAGAAAAAACTCAAGATCCTGTAGTAGAAGCCATAAAACATGACAAAGATAAAGTTAAAATGGAATTATTACCTCCTTATAGTTTAGAAAAGATTGCTAAAGTATTTACATTTGGAGCTAATAAATATGAAGATTGGAATTATCTTAAAGGAGATGGATTAAAATTAAGTAGAGTTTATGGTTCTTGTTTAAGACATTTAAATTCTTGGTATAAAGGAGAAGAATTAGATCCTGAAACAGGAGAAAATCATTTAGTTCATGCAGGATGTTGTATTATGATGCTTATAGAGTTAGTGAATGCTAAAAACAATGATGATAGACCTAAACATTATGTAAAAGATAATAGGATAAGTAATTTATTAGATGTACATGAAATGGATTAAAATATGACAACATTATATAAAAAAGATAGTAAAGGTAAATGTAGAATAATTAATTTTTGGACTGAAAATGATAAATTTTGTCAATCTTCTGGTGTTAAAGATGGTTTATTAGTACCTAATGTTAAAATATGTAAAGGTAAAAACATAGGTAAAACTAATGAAACAACTCCTGAACAACAAGCTGTATTTGAAATGGAGTCTAAAATAAGAGAAAAATTACAAGAAGATTATTTTAGAACTGAACAAGAAGCTATGAATAGTGTAGTAATATTACCTATGTTAGCTAAAAAGTTTGAAGATGAAGAACACAAAATAGATTGGAATAATTGTTTTATACAACCTAAATTAGATGGTCAAAGATGTTTAGCTATTTGTACTAAGGAAGGTAATGTAACTTTATTATCTAGGGATGGTATAGATATTCAAAAAGCACATGGTAGTATGCGACATATTATTAATGATTTAGCTACTATTAAAGAAGATGTTATACTTGATGGTGAGCTTTATATTCATTCTACAGAAGATAATTTTCAAGATGTAATGAAAGCTATTAAAAAATACAGACCAGGAGTATCTGAATTAGTTAAGTATTATGTATATGATAAAATATCATCTAACCCCTTTAAAGAAAGAATAGTAAGAGGTTATATTAAGAATTTACTTTCTTGTGTAGAAGTTTCAACCTATAATATTTATAATAAAGAAAATTTATTAAAATATCACAATATGTTTTTAAAAGAAGGATATGAAGGATCTATTATAAGATGGGGTAATGAAGGATATAAATTAAATGGTAGAAGTTTTAACTTATTAAAATATAAAAATTTTCAAGATAGTGATTATTTAATTGTTGATGTTATACCAGCAGAAAATAGACCTGAATGGGGAATGATAGTATGCCAAAGTGAATATGGTACTTTCGATGCTACACCTAAAATGAATCATGATAAGAAAAAAGAAATTCTTTTAAATAAAGAAGAATATATAGGACAAACTGCTGTAATAAAACATTTTGGTTATACAGAAAGTGGTTTACCTAGATTTCCTATATTTTTAGGTGTTCGTAATGATAATTTAATTAAATAAAATATGGAAAAAATACAAGTAATTTCAGATACACATGGTTTTCATAATCAAGTATTTATACAAGATAATGTAGATTGTATTATACATTGTGGAGATAGTACTAATTATTATGATATTTACCATAATCAACCAGAATTTGATGATTTTATTAGTTGGTATTCTACTATAAATGTAAAACATAAAATTTTAATACCAGGCAATCATGATTCATGGAGTATGAAAAAATATAATATTGATAAAGTAAAAAGTTTAGGTATTATCTATTTAGAACATGAATATTATAAATTAGAAGGTTTAAAGATATTTGGTTCTCCTTATACTCCTACATTTGGAAATTGGCATCATATGAAAGATAGAGCTAAATTATTTAGATATTGGGAAGAATTAGAAGAAAATATAGATATTCTTATAACTCATGGACCTCCTTATGGTATTTTAGATTTATCAGAAAATAAAGAAGGTGTACTAGAAAATTGTGGAGATGGTGCTCTTTTTAAGAAAATATTAAAAGTACAACCTAAATATCATTGCTTTGGTCATATTCACAACAATAATAATTGTTATAATCAAGGTACTAGAACTATTCAAGGTTGTAAAACTACTTTTATGAATTGTTCTATGGTAGAAGATGGTAAATTTAGTAAAGGTTTAATAAATAATGGATTAATAATTAATTTAAAATAGAATATGAAAGTAAAAATAAAGAAACTACACAAAGATGCAGTAATACCTAAATATGCTAAACCTGGAGATGCTGGAATGGATTTAACTGCTATAGAAATTAGTTATGATAATAATGGAAATATAGTTTATAGAACAGGATTATCTTTTGAAATACCTGCTGGGTTTTTTATGATGCTTGTACCAAGAAGCTCTAATTCTAAAACAAATTTAATGCTCACTAATCATTGTGGAATAGTTGATTCTGGATATAGAGGAGAAGTAATGTTTAAATATAAACCTTATAAATGGAATGATAATTCCCAAGAATCTTTTTTAGAAATGGTAAAATTTGAAACTTATAAAATAGGGGATAGAGTAGGTCAAGGAATTATACTTCCTTATCCTCAAATAGAATTTGAAGAAGTAGAAGAATTATCTGTAACTGAAAGAAACACAGGAGGGTATGGTAGCAGTGGTGCTTAGTTACATAAAACAATTATTACCTAAAAAAGTAATAATTACAAGTCAAAATTTAAAAGAATTAGAAATATTATATAACAAAGAAATAAATAAATTAAGGTATGGTAGATAAAGGTTTAAAACTATTATCAGATATAACAATTTTTAGTAAATATGCTAAATATAACCCAAAAACAAAAAAAAGAGAAAGTTTTGATGAAATTGTAACTAGATACCAAAACATGATGATTGATAAATTTCCTGATTTGGAATTTGAAATTATTAATAATTGTAAATATATTAGAGATTATAAAGTATTACCTTCTATGAGAATGATGCAATTTGCAGGTAAAGCTATAGAAGTTAATAACTCTAGAGGTTATAATTGTTCTTATTTATTAGTAGATAGTTATCATGCTTTTAGTGAGACAATGTTTTTACTTCTAGGAGGTAGTGGTGTAGGTTATTCTGTACAAAATAAACATATTGAAAAATTACCAGAAATTCATAAACCTACAAAAGAAAGAAAATTCTTAGTACAAGATGATATTATGGGTTGGGCTGATGCAGTTAAAGTTCTTATAAAGTCTTATTTTGGTTTAGGAAGTAAACCTAGATTTGATTTTAGAGCTATTAGAGAAAAAGGAGCATTATTAATAACAGCAGGAGGAAAAGCTCCTGGTCCAGAACCTTTAAAATTATGTTTAGCTCATATAGAAGCTATTTTAGAAAGTAAACAAAATGGAGAAAAATTAACTTCTACAGAATGCCATGATATTATGTGTCATATTGCAGATTCTGTATTAAGTGGAGGAATTAGAAGAGCTGCTATGATTGCTTTATTTGATTTTGATGATGAAGATATGATTAGTTCTAAATATGGTACTTGGTGGGAGAAAAACCCTCAAAGGGGTAGAGCTAACAATAGTGCTGTAGCTTTTAGACCAAAATTAGATAAAAAAGAATTCTTACAACTTTGGAAAAGAATTGAATTAAGTGGTAGTGGAGAACCTGGGATTTATCTAACTAATAATCCTGAATGGGGTACAAATCCCTGCGTGGAAATAGCATTAAGACCTTTTCAATTTTGTAATTTATGTGAATTAAATGTATCTTCTGTAGAAAATGATCAAGATTTTTATAATAGAGTAAAAGTAGCTTCATTTTTTGGTACATTACAAGCATCATTTACAGATTTTCATTATCTTAGAGATATATGGAAAAGAACTACTGAAAAAGAAGCATTGCTAGGTATAGGTATGACTGGAGTGGCTTCTAATAAAGTTGAAGATTATTTGAATGAAGGAGTTAAAGTAGCATTATTAGAAAATGAGAGAGTTGCTAGTATTATAGGAATAAATAAAGCTGCTAGAATCACTTGTATTAAACCTAGTGGTACTACTTCTTGTGTATTAGGAACTTCAAGTGGTATTCATACTTGGCATTCTCCTTATTATATAAGAACTATGCGTTTTAATAAAACAGAAACTATAGCTAAGTATTTAATGGAAAATCATCCTGAAATATGTGAAGATGAATTTTATTCTCCTAAACATACATTGTGTGTAAGAATTCCTATAAAAGCTCCAAAAGATGCTTTAACTAGACAACAAGAAACCCCTATAGAGTTTTTAGAAAGAATTAAATATTACTATAATAATTGGGTTAAACCTGGACATAGAAATGGAGTAAACACCCATAATATTTCTGCTACTATAAGTGTGAAACCCGAAGAATGGGAAGGAGTTGGTAATTGGATGTGGGAAAATAAAACTACATATAATGGACTTTCTGTATTACCTTATGATGGGGGATCTTATATTCAAGCTCCTTTTGAAGAAATAACAGAAGAAAAATATGAAGAACTATATAGTACATTACAAGATATTGATTTTTCTCAAATTATTGAATTAGAAGATAATACTACTCAAGCTGATGAAATTGCTTGTGGAGCTGATGGTTGTGAAATTAAATAATTAAATAAATATAATGATATTAACAGAAAAAGAAATAAGAGATCTTTTATCTAAAGATTTTAAACAAGTAAAGAAAACTTCTTCAGGAGAAATATTTAATCAATATACTTATGATGAAAAAGAATGTTTAAATCTTATAGAGAGTTATATTTATGAAAGAAAAGGTCAGAAGATAGGGGATATTCAATCCCCTTCTTTTGCTCTTAAACAACATGGACAATTAGGAGGATTAGTTGCTCAACAAAGATATAACAAAATGGAAATAGCTTTTGATAAAGCTTTACAATTTTATAATGAAAAATATAATAAATATGGCTAAAAAAAATCAATTAGAAGTAAAAGTATATACTATTTTAGAGGAATGTGTAGAAAGTGGTATTAATTGGGGTTTCTTGAAAGCTTTTAAACATGATGATGATCCTTCTGAAGATAAAATAAAAGAAGAAATATTAAGGGCTATTATGTTATCTATTAGTGAAAAGTTTAATTTTCCTGAATTTAATGATTAGGAAAAAAAAGACCTGTTTATCTTGTAATACTGAACAATTTATTTTTTCTAAAAATAGGTGCAAATCATGTGCTTCTAAAGAAGATAGTAAACCTATTAAAAAAGTATCTACTAAACAAACAGAAAAGAATAAAGATAAAGCTTTAAAAACTAAAGAGTTACATTCTTGGTTTTTAACTTTATTTGATAAACATAAAGAAAAAGATGCTAAAGGTTATTTTGTAAGATGTTTTGAAACAGGTTTTAAAATGTATGAAGATAATTATAAATATAACAGTTGTATATATTCTCATTATTTTCCTAAAAGTACATATCCCCAATATGCTTTTGAAGAGTGGAATATGGAATTAGTAACTCCAGATACACATAGTACCTGGGAACAAGATCATACAAAGTGTAGTAAAATGTATAAGAAATACTTGGAATTAAAGGAAAAAGTATTATATTTGTAAATAAATAATATATGGTAACAAGTCAAATTAAATATAAAAACTTTGTAAAAGGTAGTAAAAATACTTTAGCAGGTAAAGAAATGGAAGCTAAAATAGTAGATAAAATAGAAATAGAAGGTACTACTCATTATTTAGTACAAAATAATAAAGGAGAATTAATTATTATTCTACCTAATCAATTAACTAAAATAGTAAATACAAAAAATGTTAACACCTAAGAAACAAGCAGAAGAATTAGTAAGAGATTTTGGTAATATAGGTTTAGCTTTATTGTGTGTTAGATATATATTAAGATCTACTGGAATAACTCATGTTTATGATTATTGGATAGAAATAAGAGAAGAATTATTAAAATTAAAAAAAGATAATGAATAAAATAAAAATATTAGCTATAATGGGAGATAATAATCTAAGTGCTTCTAAGTATCATAGATTATATCTTCCTTTAACAGCCTTAGAAGGTAAAGTAATTAAAGTAGGAGAAGAAGATAAAGAGATAAATGTAGATTTTATAGATACTTTTAATCCTCCTTTAGAAATATTAGAAAAGTATAATATTATTTGGAATAATTTTTCTTGTAATATTCCTAATACTATTATAGGACTTTTACAAAGTAAAGGTATTATCTTTATAGAAGATGTAGATGATTATTGGGAATTACCTAAAAAGAGCATAATGGTTCCTATAGTAGGTAGAAGTTATGATAATGTACCTATTCTTTCTAGTTTAAGTGATGTTACTATTTGTGCTACTGGTACTTTAGGAGTTAGTGTTATTCCTTATAGTAACAATATTTCTATATCCAACAATGATTTACCTATAGGAGAAGGACAATTTACTGTTAGAGATAATATTAAAGAAGGAGAAAAGATAGTCATAGGAGTAATAGGTTCTGTATCACATCTTCCTGATTATCAAAGTATTGCTAATGTTATTAAAAGGATTACTTTAAATAAAGAGATAAAAGAAAAATGTAAATTTGTTATAGCTGGATATGTAGAAAAAGATAAAAATTGGGATAAAATTGTAGCTATCTTTAGTCAAAATGGATTTAAAGTAGAATTAAGAAATTCTTTACCTTTAGAGAATTATATGGAAGCTTATAAAGGAATTAATATTGTGTTAGCTCCTTTAAGTGATGTAGAATTTAATAGGAAAAAATCGGCTTTAAAGGCTCTTGAGTGCTCTTTATGGAACATTCCTATGATAAGTAACCTAATGTATGCTGATAAAGAATTTAATGGTGTTATAGTAGCTAAAACTGATAAATCTTGGATAGAAACTATTAGATACCTAATACAAGATGATAACTATGTAGAAATAGGTAAAAGATTAGGAGAAGTTAACAGAAACTTATCTAATTTTGAAGGTAGAATAGAAAACTTAAGATTATTGGTAGAAGCTAGTATGAATAAAAAACTAGTATCTGATTTAGAAACTTTAGATATGTATTCTATTAAATATAGGGAAGATCAAAATACTGAATATCAAAGTTATTTAAATCAAAATAAAGAGACTTCTTGGAGGTTTGAGTATAATCCCTTGATGAATATAGTACCTAAAGTAGAAAAAGAATATGTAGGAGTATTAAGTTGGAGATTTCTTCAGAAAACAGGTTTAGCTAAGAATTTACTTTATAATATGATTAAACCTACTTTAAAAGAAGGCAATGTAGATATGATTAATTTATCTCCTAGAAAATGGTTAAGTGGTAAAGAATATATGGAGTTTAGTGAAAAACAACATCCTGGACTTGAAAACTTATTAAAATTAATATGTTTAAAATTAGGAGTTATTTATAACCCTAATCCTAAAAATATAGTTTACTCTAATTTTTTCATTCTAAAAACTTCTATTTACAAAGAATATGTAGAAGAATGGATTAAACCTGCTTTAGCTTGTTTAGAAGGGGAATATTGGACTTTAGCTAACAAAGATGCTAATTATATAGGAGGATTATCTAAAGAAGATTTAAAACTACATACAGGCTTAGATTATTACAATATGATTACTTTTGTATTAGAAAGATTAATTCTTCAATTTATTGAATGTAAAAAATTAAAAGTAAAAAATGTCTAAACCATTAAGTAGGGAATTTTTGTTGAAAAGAGGTAAATGTTGCAAAAATTCTTGTAAAAATTGCCCCTGGGGTTTTGGTAAAAGATTAATAGATCAAATAACAAATTTACAATTAGAGCAAAATTTACTTATGTCAAAAGTAGATGATTTAATAAATAAAACTAAAAATATGAATAAAAAAAAATATAATTACTCTAGTTATTGTTTAGGGAGTTCAATATCAATAAACAATAAGAAGTTAAATCATTTAGATTCTTCTCAAGATAACTCATTATTACTACAAGAAACTGAAAAATTATTTAATAAATTACTATTAAAACATGGTTCATTTGAACTTTATAAAACATTATTACAAGCATATGGAGAATATGAATCTACAGAAGTCTGTGAACAATGTGGTAATTATGATGAAATTATTAATTTAGAAATATAATAAAATATGAATACAGAAGAAAAATACTATGTACCTGATAGAGAAGATTTTAAAGAAGGTTTTGAATATGAAAAACTTTATAATACATATAGTCCTCCAGATTTTAAATTAACAGATAGTAAATGGTTTAAACAAGTATTTGATGATTTTACTTCAGAAGAAAATTATCTTTTTAATAGAGATTTTGAAAGTAATTCTATTAGAGTACCCTTTTTAACTAAAGAAGATATTGAAAAAGAAGGTTGGGTATTTTCAGGAATTATTACAACTCCTAACGGAGGAATAATTAATCATCAACTTAATAACTTTAAATATAGAACATTTTATAATTATAATTCTAAAATTTTAGAAGTTTATGAGGTTATAAAAGATGTATATCAAAAAGATTTAATGATATTTAGAGGGATTTGTAGATGTATAAATGACTTTAAAACTATTTGTAAGCTATTAAATATATAAAATATGACAATATTTGCAAACTCACAATATGATGAAAATGCTATAAAAAATCCTACAGATTATCTCAATTCAGATAAAAAATATTATCCTTATTTTATAAGATATAGGCATAAAAATATTTATATGATAGTAGAAAATCATATAAGTAATAGACCAGCATTTATAGCTGAATCTCCTCAAATTAGGTTTATTTTATTTAATTGTAAAGGACAATTTTATAAATCAGAAATATACTCTTTAATGGATTATACTATTATGGAAGCAGCAACAGAAGTTTTTAAAGAAAATTATAATGATATAGGATATGAATAATATACAAATCTACACAATTACATATAACGAGGAATATATGTTACCTTTCTTTATAAAATGGTATAGAAATAGATTTCCTGATTGTAAGATAGTTGTTTATGATAATTATAGTACAGATAACACAGTACAAATAGCTAAAGATAATAATTGTGAAGTGATACTTTATGATACTAATAATCAACTTTCAGACAGTAAATACTTAGAAATAAAGAATAATTGTTGGAAACATGCTACTACAGATTGGGTTCTTATAGCTGACTCTGATGAATTATTAAACATCAAACCAGAAGATCTAAATACAGATCAAACATTATTTAAATCTAAAGGTTATAATATGTGTAATGTAGATAATATTGAGGATATATTAACTATTAGACATGGTATAGAAGCTGTACAATATGATAAAGTGTTATGTTTTAATAAATTATACATTAAAGAAATAAATTATACTCCAGGCTGTCATTCTTGTAATCCTATAGGAGATGTTATATATACTTCTAAGAGACCTAAATTATTACATATGAAGTTTATGAATGAAGACTTATTAGTAGAAAAATATAAATCTTATGCTAGTAGACTTTCAGAGGAAAATAAGGCTAAACAATGGGGTTATCATTACTCTGAACAAGAACAATCATTAAGAGAATCATTTAAAAACCATTTAAAATTAGCAAAAGAATTATGATAAAACAAGAATTAAAAATTGGAAATACTTATAGAGTAAAAAGAAATAAAGAAAAGGGTGATTTTCCTCAAATGAGGTATCAAATAAAAGTATTAGAAATTATTGATATTGATATAGTGTATAAATATGAGTTTGAGAAGGATGTAGTAAAATGTCCTATATTAGAATTTGAAACTAATTTTACTATTGAAAAAGATTTAGGTTGTCTAATTGAACAACCATTAAAAGAAAAACATACTTATATAATTCATCATAAAAATTATCCAATTTTTTATAAGATTAATGTATTAGAATTGACAGAAACTACTATATACATATTATATGAAGATAAATTAGTGAAAAGTAGATTAACAAGAGAAGAATTTAATCTTTTTTATAATGTTATTGAAGATTTAGGAATAGTTCTTTCAGAAAATAAAATAACTGAATTATTAAATAATAGTAAATATAATTAAACTTATGATAAAACACAATTATAAAGAAATAGAAGGTTGGTTTAATATGGAAGACCAATACTTAGAATTATTAGAAAATACTCCAGAAGGAGGAATATTTGTAGAATTAGGAGCTTATAAAGGAAAGAGTACTTCTTTTATAGTTACAGAAATGATAAATAGAGGTAGAAAAATTAATTTTTACACCTTTGATACTTTTAATGGAAGCAGTAATGCTAGTTATCTTAAGGAAGTTGAAGCTTATAAACAAGTAAATATTTCTAAAATGTATGAAGAATTTCAAAATAATACTAAACATATAGCTTATAGTATGAATGTAGGACAAGGATCTTCAGATTTATCTGCTCAACATTTTGTTGATAATAGTGTGGATAACTTGTTCATAGATGCTGGTCACTCCTATGAAGCAGTATTAGCAGATTTAAAAGCTTGGTATCCTAAGATGAAAAATGGTTCTACTATGGCAGGACATGATTATAACTCTTGGGAAGGAGTTAAAAAAGCTGTGTTGGAGTTCTTTGGTAAAGAACCTGATAAAGTAGAAAATGATTGTTGGTTTATTAAAATTAATAAGTAATGAAAAATTTTAAAGAATTAAATAATGCTTTGTTAAGCAATAAAGTATTAATCTGGAATGATCCAGATCCTATAGAAGAAAATGATTATACTATTTCTTCTATAGAAGATTTAGAAGGTTTAGATGAAGATTCTCCTATATTTATACAATATAATCAAGGAGGTTCAGAAGCTCAAGTATTTTTACATGAAATAATAATTAAAAATTAATGAAAGAAATATCAGAAACAGGTTATTGGAATGGAGAAACAGCTCATATCCATCATGTACATTGTAAAGAATTAAGTAGATGGATATGTGAGTTTTTAGAAGAAAATGTAGGTCTAGATTGTCCTATAAGAGATCTGGCATGTGGATTGGGGAATTATCTTAGAGATTTAGATAATAAAGGATTTATAAATTTAGCAGGATTTGAAGCAGATCCTCCTAAATATAAAGTATTTGATAATATTTTACAACAAGATTTAACTATACCTTTTACTATATCTCCTAAAGGAGTAGTTATAAGTCTGGAATGTGGAGAACATATTAATCGAATATATATGGATAAATATATAGACAATGTATGTAATAATTGTGATAGTTATTTAATTATGTCTTGGGCTATAAGAGGACAAGAAGGATTCGGTCATGTTAATTGTCTTGATAATCATGAAGTTATACCATTAATAGAAGAAAGAGGTTTTAAGTTAATAGAAAAAGAAACAGAGGAAGTTAGAAATATAGATCTTTCAGAAGCTCCTTGGTTTAAGAATACATTATTAATATTTAAAAAAGTATAAATATGAGAAGATTAATTATTAAGTTTAAAAGTGAAGTTTTAAATAGGAGAGATTTTAAAATAACATATACTAAAAATGGTTGTGATTTTTTAAAATTAATTCCAGGTAGTGAAAGTATGGAAATGCACTTAAATTCTATGGAAGATTTTCCTGAAGTTATAGGATATTTTGACTTAGATGAAATAGAAAGTATTCAATTTAAATAATACAAAAAACAAAAGACCTACTATTAATTTAGTAGGTCTTTTTTTCATTAACATTAAAAATTACAGCAAAACATGAAAAGTATTAAAACAAAAAAGTGATTATTTTTGAATATTATTTTTAGTGAAGAATTCTTCTTTTAGAGTTTTATCTTCGTTAAGATCTGAAGCAGTATAGAGTAATAGATTTTTTTCTTCTATATTTCTATCTTTGATGGCATTTATTATAGCTACAGGTTCTTCAAATATTTGAAGAAAATGTTGTAAAGCCATAAATTCTCTAGGTTGTAATGTGATTAGTTTATCTGTAGTTACATATCCTATTGGAGCTTCATTTAAGATTTCTGGTATATCTTGTGCATCATTTATTGGTATACTAGGATTATCTGTTGATGTCATATATTTTTTGTTTTAATTGTTTAATAATTTGTAAAAGTAATAATAAAAATTGATATAACCAAATAAAAAGTTATATATTTGTAAATAAAATTAAAATTAATGATAGTAAAATATTATATTTATATAGAACAAGATAAAATTGTTCAATTAGTAAAGTCTGAAAAAGTAGATAAAGGGTTTATATATACTTTTTATGATATAAGTAAAGAAGAATTGGAATTAAATAAAGATAACCTAGTAGAAATCAATGAGATAGATTTTACTAGGTTATATTATAATTTAGTTAAAGATGAAGGTATTATAAAAGAAATATTAGATAAGTTAGATTTTAATTAAGGTTTAATTATCTCTTCTTAGATTTTTTTCATATTCTCTTATTACATAATCAGGGTCTTTTAAAAAGTCTTGAGCACCTTTTATACCTATGACTTTTCTAAAGTAAATTTTCCATTTTTTATCACCTTCTCTAATAATTATAGTTCCAGAAGGAGATCTTTGTGTATTTTCATATTCTTCTCCTGATAATAAATATTCTAAAGTTTTTTTCCATTGACTAAAACCTTCTAAAGAAGTAATATCTGTTAAGTATTCTTTATAAGTTTTAATTTTATAAATAGAAGCTTGTTCTACAGACATTCTTTTCATAAAGTAAAGTAGATTATTATCTAGATTTGATAAATTTTTAAGTATTTTTTTCTTTTCTTTATCATCATCTCCTCCGTAACCCCAAATTAACTTAATTAATACAATAGGTAATATTATACTAGTTAATTTAGCTATTTGTTGAAAAATAGCTTGTTGTTCTAATTTAGTAGGTTTGTTAATAGTATTATAAAGAATTTTATCATTCAAAACTTTAATAATACTTACTATAGTTTGAGAAGTATATCCTATTCTAGCACCTTTATGAAGGTTAAAAGAAGGTAATGCAACATCATTTTTAAGTCTGAATGTTTTTCTATCAAAAGAAATATTTGTAGCAAAAGCATCTGAGACTTTTTCTATAAGGAATTTCTTTAAAAATAATAAAAAATTAGCAGTAAAAGAAGCATCTAGGTAAGATTTATCATCTTGAGAGGAAGCACCATGGGTTTCTTCTAGTAGTCTTTGAGTTTTAGTTTTTATATCTAAAAACTTTTGACCTTGAAAATCCCAATCTTTTGAAATACCTTCTTTTAATTTTATAGTATTGTTAGGTCCTAATTCATAAGCATCTTCTAGGTTTAAGTCTATTTTACCTTGAGGAGTAATTTGTTCTACTTTGATAGCTTTCATTATAGCTAACCACATAGAAGATTGAGCATATATCTCACTTAAAGCTCTGTTATGTTGTAAAGGCTGTAGAGTAGCTAGATTTGCAATAGTAGAATTACTGTAAGATTCTCCTAAATTTTCTATGGTGGATTCTCCTATTATTGGAGAGAAAAGTTGAAATAATTGAGTCTCTAAAGAAAGATTTGTAGGATCATTTTTAATATAATCTAGTATCCATTTCCATAAATAAGTAGAATGTAAAGATTTATTTGCTAAAGCTAGGTCTCTAGGAGTAAACATATTAGTACCAAATGCTTTTATTAGGTTAGAAATTCTTGCTTCTACCAAATTGGCAATAGTAGAAGTAGGACTTAATTTCATATACATCCAAGCAGCAGAGCCTGTTAAAGTTCTTAAAGTGGTTCCTACTAATTGTTTTAATGCATGATTATCTCCTAATTCTATACCTGAAGTCTTACCTTCAAAATCAGCTTCAAATATTCTTCTGATAGCTCTATTTCTATTAGAATTTTTAGTGTTATGTTGTATAGAGGCTTTATCAGATTCTTTTACTATAGCTTTTGCTAAAGGAAGAGCTTCTTTGAGGGAATTATGTAGCTCTGCTGAGTAATAGTACTTAGATATAGATTTAAAGAAGTCATAAGAAGCTATGTCTGAGGGTAAAGCATTTTTAAACTTCATAGGTATTTTAGTAAAATCTCTTTGAAATTTACTTACTTGATCTTCATAATCAATATCGTTGTAATCAAAAGATACTATTTTTTCCCATAATCCTTTCAGATAAGCAATTACTTCCTTGGAAAGATTTTTAGGGTCGGATATTAATCTTTTTAAGGTAGAAAGAAGGGATTCTCTAGAGGACTTTACTACTCCAGGAATATCCAAGTATAATTTATTTTGATAAGATTGCTCTTCTTGAGCTTCTAGTAAGTGTTCTTTGTAAATGTTTAATAACTTTACTAATCTTTCATCATCTGTAGATTTAGAGTTGATGAGTTGATGATATTTTTCATTCTTGTATTGTTTAGAACCTTCTTTAGAAGGATCAGGAAGAAAGTTACCTTTGTTGTCTATATGTACACCTACTTTTAATTCTACTTCTTTAGTTTGAGGGTTATAACCTGTTTTGTATTCAGGTTTAATTTCTCTTTTAGAGTATTTTCTAGAAGGTCTTACTTCATAGTATTTTTGGTCATTAGGTTTTGTTATAGTCCATTGAGGAGTTCTTTTCCAAACATCTTCATATTCTTTTAAACCTTTGTTCCATTCTCTAGCTTGGTAATGATTTTTTTCAAACCATTCTTTAAAATCTGAATGTATTAGGAGTGAGTTTAATTCTGGACTTTTTAATATATCTATTTCAGATTCTTTTAAAGTTCCATCATCTTGTATAGTAATACCATACTGAGAAGCTATATTATTAAAAACTTCTACATAATATTCTGTAGGAAGTTTAGATTGTATTTCAGCTAGTTTTTCTAAAAGATTTTGAAGAGTTTCAGATTGAGTTTTAGATAAATTAGGAATTCGTTGTAATTGTTCTAACTCATTCATTTCTATCTGTTCCTCTGGAGTTAAACTATTATCTTCTAAATATGAAGCTAATTCTTGTAATCTATCATATTGTTCTGTAGTAAGATTCCCTAATTGTTTTGCTTTAAATCTTAATTCTTCTATTGCTTCTTGAGCAGCTTTAATTCTTTCAGAGGCTTTAGGTTGAAAAAGTGTTCCTATAGGTTGATTATCTTCATCTTTGTTACCATAAATTAAGTCTTTAACAATTTTATATTGTTTTTGAATATCTTCTTCTAATTCTGGATTCTTAGTTTTAGAAAGTAAATATTGTAATTCTAAGAAAAGATTTTCTACATCTTTATAGTATTGATCTGTTACTACCACTCTAGTATTTTTATCTTCCCAATCTTTAAATAATTGTATAAATTCTGGAGAATCTTTTTGTAAGTTTAAAGTAGTGTGTAAAAACTCTATGTAATTTTCTTTAGCTTTTTCAAACATTACCCAATTATCAGTAAAGTTGTAAACTTCTTGATTTAAAGCTCTAATTTCTCTCATTCTAAGAGCTTTATTTAGTTGAAAATCTTCTTTAGGGGTTCCATTAGCATAGTTTACATTACCTAATAATTTATACTCTCTCCAAAGACCATCTATAGTTTCTAAGTCTTCAGGAGTTAATTCTTCTTCTCTAGAGTAATATTTTTCTTGTATTTCATTAATTTGGTCAAATATATTATCTATATCTTCTTTGAGAGATAAACCTACATCATCTTTTAAAAGTGAGAACTTATCATAGTACTTAGGAGAATTTTCTTGATATAATACATTTTTTTCAAATTCTTGTCTTTTTAGTCTAGCTTTTTCATAATTATCTTGATTTTCTTTAGTTTTGGTTGATAAATATTCATTTTTAAGTTCTTGTTCTTCTTTTACAAGAGATTGATAATCATATCTATAATCTTTCCATTCATTTAAAAGAGTTATAATTTTTTCTTTCTCTCCTTTAGAGTTTAAGATAGTATCTTCAAAAGATATTCTTTCATTTACCTTTTTAGGATCAAATCTTTCAGCTTGAGTTACTAAAGGAAGAACTTCTTTTATGAATTTATCACTCCATTGTATAGATTTAGTAGCTGTAGAATTTTGAATATCATGAACATATTTTCTAAAAGAAGATATGATAGGGTCAGAAGAATTAGAGAATTTCTCTACTATAGAGTTGAAAAATCCAGAATCTCCATAACCAGGTAATCCTTTTAGGAAACCTATTATGTTTTTACCTTCTTCAAAGTTATATTTCTCTTGAATTTCTTTTATACCTTTAATGTCTCTTTTAAGAGATTCTTTTAGTTTAGGGTTTGTAGTTAAAGATAATTTCTTTTCTTTATCTTTTATGTAATCTTCTAGTACATTCATATATTCTTTTCCTTGAGGAGTAAGAATATCCTTCAGACTATCTACAATAGCAGATTCATTATTTTGAGATATTAATTTTTCTATATCTTCTATTTTGCCAGATAATTGAGCCAAAATATTTCTTAAAGGAGATTTGCTTTTACTTAAAATTAGAGTATCAGCAACTAATACTTTCCAATCATTTATAACATTTAAGTAAGATTGTAAGGTTTTTATCAAAACCACAGGACTTTCTTCACTACTTTCTACTATAGATTGAACATCTTCTAATATGAAATCTGAAAGATAATCTATTTGTTTGATGGATTTAGCTATTGCACTAACTCTTTTTTTATCTGTTTCTATAGATTCTTGTAATTCTTTTGTTCTTCTAAGTAAATCAGTTATAGAAGTAATTTTAAGTACTCCATGTTCTCCTGTAAATATATTTCTTAATCTACTATAATTTTTATTTTTTAATAAATTGTTAAGATGATTAGACATTCTATCAAAGTAATCATCTACTAAATTAACGATATTTTCTTTTAGTTTATTATCTTTATCTAGCTTATCTTGTATTTCTTTAGCTATAATATCTGTTTCTTCTTGTATAGATGTTTCTTCTGGGGATAATGGTTGAGTACTTGTTATATTTTGAGTACCGTATTTAACAAAACCCCCTATAAGTTCATTAGTCTCTTTCTCAGTTAGTGTTATATTTGTAAACTTTTTAACCCAATCACTAATCTTACCTATTAATTCTTTCCACCAAGAAGGTTTTGGTTTATCTATTAATGTTTCAGCCCATCTAGCTGCTAATTCCATTAATAATTTTATTTTACCTTCTTCACTTTGATTAGTAAAACCATAATCCAACATTAAATTTTCTAAAGAAGTATGTCCTGTTCTTTTTAAAAGTTCAGGTAATTTTTTCATTAATTGATCTTCAGCAGAAAATAAAACTTTTCCTAATTCTTGTACTCCTCCTAATTCTTTAGCCATTCTAAGCATACCTCTATGAGCTACTTCATGAATACCTACTTTAGATGCTTCATCTAATGGAGTATTATTAGCTATTACTACTACTTTATCATTATTAGCATCATAATAACCTTGTATTAGATTTTCATTAGTTTTAGAAAAAGGTAAATCATCGTTTTCAGCTAGTAGTTCTTCTGGAGTTAAATTTGCAATTCTTATTCTTTCTGCTTCTGTTCTTTCTTGGTTTTCTCTTATACCTTTAGCATATATTGCCTGTATTTCTGAATTTTGTTTAATATTATCAGGCAAGTACTCATACATAGCATATTCCCTATTCATAACTACTTTAGCTAAATCTAAATAAAAAGGAAGATTTTCATTTAAATATGTTATATTATGTGGATCTACGTTAACTCCTTTTTCGGCGACTTCTTTATTATTTCTAATAATTTCAGGTAATGAATCAAAATATCTAGCATCTAGACTATGAACTATTTGTGGATTTAAAGCATCTTCTACTTTAGTAATATTTCTTAATGTTTCAATATATGCTGTTTCTTGAGCTAATTGATCATCGAGATATCTATCTGGTTCATAATAATCCTGCCAATTTTCATATTCAGGATCAAAATCAGGTATTACTTCACTATCTTTTTTACCTAAATCTTTAGCATTTTTAGCTCTTTGTAAAGAATTATTGTTAGTATCTAAGTTATGTTTTTCAAAGAAAGCTAAGATATCATCATAATGATCTATTGAAGAAGTTCCATTATTAGCTCTTGAGGTAACTTCTTTTACTTTTCTTAATTTAGATTCTTCTAATAGGTTTTGTATTTTAATTTTTAAATACTTTAATTCTGTTTGTAAATCTTCATTTATTCTTTTAATAGTGTTTTTTTCTTTGTTAAGAATTTCTTCTCTACTGTTTGCTGAAAGTTGATATTTAACCCCCATAAATGGTTTTATAGTAGTAGTGAAAATAGATGGTTGCCCTTTAATTTTATTTCTATCTACTATTGTATAAGACTCATTATTTTCTAAATTTTTAATTTTATTTTCAAGGTCTTGTATTTTTTCAGAATTATCTACTCCTGGATAAGCTTCAATTCCAGCAACAGTAATACCATCAACTATTAATAAATAGTTATCATAGTTTTCTACATAATGAGAAGCCATTCCCGAAGCAGTACACCAAGTAGAAGGAGATAGTTTTCTAAGAAGTTCTACATTTACTTTAAATTGTGCAGAGTTATCTATTTTATTACTATTTGTTTTTATAAAATTATCTGCTTCTTCTTTTGTTTTAAAAATTTTAGAAAATGTATTATCATACTTGTCAATAACTTTATAGTTAATTGGAGTTTTACCCTCTAAATCGTATAAATTATAATACCCTTCAGATTGTGAATATTTTTTAGCTAATATCACATAACTTCTATTTTTTTGTTTTATATTTTCAGTTCTTGGAATATGTACCCAATATCCTTTACCACTTGCAGAAGGTTCATGTCCTACAGCATCAGAAACAGTTTTTAACACTTCTGAATCATATAATTTACCTATTCTGTTAAGTTCATGTGGTTTATTCATCACTAAACCATAAGTATTAGTTAAAGCTACATCACTTAATTGTAATACGTATTTAGATTTTCTTTGAGGGTTTAATTGTTTAATAGCATGTTTTAACATTATATCTTTAAAAGCTAAAGGATATTTATCTAAAGCTTTTACCCATTCTTTAAAACTTTCTTGAGCTAATTTATTACTTTTTAATTCTGGATGGTTTTCTGGATTTTTAAGTTTATTATAACTTTTTTCAATTAAATCT